GGAGAGGGGTCCACAATGTCCACTCGTGTCTTCGTGGACACTTTGGACAATCTCTGTTTTTGTTTCACTTCCCGCCATCTATCACGCTGCTCCGCCCTACGCGCGTCCTCGCGGTTGGAATAAGCATCGCAGACGAGTTTGATTTGTTCGGTGCTGCATCCAGCGTCAATCATTAGCCGAATGGTTTGCGCAAGTTCTGAGCTTCTCATTGCAAAACCCCATATCTAGGTTGCGCAATGGAAATTGCCCCTGTATATAGGAGGGGTTCCTCCCAACGCGCACTTAGCCGGTGACGTTGTTCTGAAGCCCCGTCAGGTCTCCCACCGGCGGGGCTTCTTTTTTACTGTACACCTCCGCGCGCATGGGGCAAGCCGTTTGCTTGCGCGTAACGCTTCAAACCATGCAGGACGCTCGTGTGGTCGCAGCCTGACCGGCGGCCAATGTCCGCAATGCTCAGATGTGGACACTCGCTCGCGACCCGATGCCAAAAGTAGCGCCTGGCCTCAACGATGTACTTTTGGCGGCGCTTTCCCAAAATGATTTTCTCAGGAACGCCGATTTCCTTGGCGACCGCTCTAAGAACATCATGGAAGTTTTTCCGTTTGTTTTCCAACGTCTGCCAAGGCAGTTTGTTGACCACGAGAACAAAATCTCGCTTGGGAACAACCATCTTTTGCGCAGCAGGCGCATGGTTCACAATCAAGACAAAATCCGGTTTTCGTTCAGGTTCTGGTTTCTTCGGACCCTCCCTAAGTCTTTTTCTCACCTGTGCATAATGTGTGGATAACTCACGCTCATAGTCACTCAACATCTTGTTTTTCCCCATCTTTTTCTTCTGGCTGCGGCAGGTTGACGCAGGCGTCTAAACCCTTCGCGAGCAGGTATTTTACAGCCTCAGTCTCGCTTTTGAAACGCTCATTAAATCGGAAATTTTCGATTGCTTGAGCCATTTCGTCGTTGAGTATGTACACACGTCGTTTCATGTCGATCCCCTTTTTAATGATAATAATTTGTTAAACCATATCGCAAGTGTATTGACAAGAGTTTAGTCATGGTCTCTATGTGGGCTTGTCGTATCACACACACGGGGGACAACATGGACGGTTTTAGCAAAGAGGAACGCGCTACAGCTTGGTGGGCGACGGACAGCCGCAGGGCGGTTTCTGGTCAGCTTTATGATGTGCTACGCGAGAAGCGTGGCGAGATTGAGCGCGCCGACTTGTCCGGCATTGAAGCGGTCCGCATGGGCTTGATGATGCAGCCCGCAATCGCCGACATTTTTACAGACGTGACCAAGATCACCACGAGCCCGCTCGACGAGCCAGGCACACATCGCACCCAGCCGTGGCTGCGGGCGCACTTTGATTTCGTGACTGAGGACGGTGGCCTTTTGGAGGTTAAAAACTTCAATATTGCGACCATTCACAAATACTCGGAGATGGACGAGCCCGTTCACATTCCAGAGGCCGACTACATTCAGTGTTTGCACGAAGCCGTGGTTCGCGACGTTCCGCACGTCTATTTCGCGGTCCTGTTCGGTGGGCAACAATTCAGGCACTACAAGCTGGAGTTCACGCTTGCCGAGAAAGAAGCCTTCGTAGTGCGCGCTGCGCAGTGGTGGGGCTATGTGAATTCGGGGCTGCTCCCAGAGCCGACCAACTCAGAAGAAGCCGCCGTACGCTTTCCCAGGAGCATGGAGGGCTATGTCACAGCGACGGCCACCATCGAGGCCGCTGCGAAAGAACTGCGCCGCGTAAAGAACCAAATCAAGGAGTTGGAACAATACGAAGAAAAGGCGACGTTTGTTCTTCAGAAGGTCATGGGTGAGTGCGGCACTTTGATGAATGTGGCTGGTGAGACGCTGGCGACGTGGAAGTCTGCGAAGGGTTCAAAGCGCTTTGATGCGAAGGCTTTCAAAGAGAACCATCCCGGTCTTTACGCTGAGTATGAAAAAGAAACACCCGGCTCGCGCCGGTTTCTTGTGAAATGAGGGCACAATGAGCAACATGATGGTTCCGTGGACTGATCAAGAAAGGATGGCGAACCGCATTCTTGATAAATCAATACCTGAGCCAAATTCGGGGTGTTGGTTGTGGTTGGCGCATCTGGATAACAAAGGGTATGGGCGATTATCAACCAATATCAGGCATAAACCTGACAGGGCTCATAGAATTTCCTATCGTGCTTTCAAGGGCGAGATCGAAGACAAAAAGTTTGTGCTTCACAAATGCGACAATCCGGCTTGCGTCAATCCAGAGCACTTATTTCTTGGGTCGCAGGCCGAAAACATGAGAGATATGGCTATGAAAAATAGGCATTCTCAAGCCCATAAAACGCATTGCCCTGAAGGGCATGAATATTCTGGCATTGACCATAAGGGAGCGCGAATTTGCGTGACGTGCAAGCGAGAACAGGCTTTGGCTTCTTATCATCGGAGAAAAAATCATGTCTAATGTTGTTCCGTGGCAAGATCAGGAGCGTATGGCTTCGGCCATTGCCAAATCTAACCTCTTTGGCCTTAAGAGTGCTGACCAAGTGCTCGCCCTCATGGCCGTGGCGCAAGCCGAGGGACGTCACCCTGGTTCGGTGGCCCGAGACTATCACATCATCCAGGGACGACCGGCCCTCCGTGCGGACGCAATGCTGGCTAGGTTCCAGCAAGCAGGAGGAACGGTCCACTGGCTCAAATATGCGGATGACGAGGTGAAAGCCGAGTTTTCCCATCCCCAAGGCGGCTCTCTCACATTGTCCTGGACATTGAAGCAAGCTCGCGAAATCGGTCTTGCCGGAAAGGACAATTGGAAGAACTACCCGCGTGCCATGTTGCGTGCCCGTGTGATCTCCGAGGGAATTCGTACTGTGTACCCTGGAGTTCTCACGGGAGAGTACACCCCCGAGGAAGTGATGGACTTCCAGCCCGCGCAGCAGGCGCCCAGAATTGAAGTTCTGGAGGGGGAGCCGTCGAAGGAAGGAATTGCGCTTTATGTTCCTGACGCGGACGGCTCTGTGAAAGTCTACAAATGGTGCGCAGGCGAAGATGAGTGGCGCGATACCTATTTGGACCTTCTGGAAAAGATCAGAAACGCGAAAAAAGTGTCGGAAGCTGAAAAAGCTGAAAAGCTGCACTATTTGAAAGAATACAACACAGAAACCATCGCCAGACTGTTTGGCGAGGAAGAAAGCGAGGTAGAAAATGGCTGATTACAAAAACAAGGACGGTTCTGGCGTTCTGTTCTTCAACGAAGACAAGAGAAGCGAGAAAGCGCCCGATTATAAGGGAAAGCTTATTCTCGACAGGGATTACACGAAAGGTTCAGAGGTGAAACTTTCGGGCTGGAGAAAGAAAACCCCGAAAAACCACCTCGTCTCGCTGGCCGTGGACAACTATTCCGCGAACCCTGACAAACAGTGGCCGAAACCGGTCAATGAAGACGAAAGCATTCCTTTTTGATGAGCACCATCGTGTTCGTCATTCCAGGAGTGGCGCGGGGGAAGCAACGCCCCCGCTTTGCTCGCACAGGACGCGTTTATACGCCCGCGCAGACGGTCAACCAAGAGGCGTACATCAAGATGCTGGCGGCAACCGCGATGCGTGGCCTTGCTCCGCTTATAGGCCCTTTAGAGGCTACTTTTAACATAAGCGTAGCAATACCTAAAAGTTTTACGGTGGAGAAGCGAAAACAAATAGAGGAAGGAAAACTTTTTCCTACTTCAAAGCCTGACATCGACAATGTGATCAAACTGTTGTGTGACGCAATGAATGGCGTGGTGTACGGCGATGATATGCAAATTGTCGATCTTTATGTGAACAAGGCATATGCCGCCGCAGGATCAACAACCGTAATGGTATCCATGAAGGGGACGAATGATGGACCAGGAAGATTTGGCGACAATCAATGCTAGTTGGGCACGGCATTACGACGAACTGCATGGGAAGTACGAGAAGCTGTGCGACGCACTCTACACAATTGTAGGGCTCGATGAATACGAGCGTGAAAGGTGTGTTTGGGTCGCCAAGGATGTCCTTAAAGATGTTGGGGAGTGGCCGAGATGACTGATGATTTTGTGAAGCGGCTGCGTAGCCCTAATGGGCCATTTAACTGGGAAGACGCCGTTGCAACCTACCTTGAAGCCGCCGACCGCATCGAGAAGCTGGAGGCGGTCACCAAGGATGATGCTAAGTGGTTGGCGACGTATCATAAGTGGTGTGAGATAAATGGCTGCGCTCCATCATCA